CGCTGTAGTTGGTCGCCGTAAACTTGTCGATGATGGTCGACACGTTTTGCGCGGTGTATTGGGTTGTCTGAGTATTCTCGGCAATCTTGGCCGGGATTAGGACGCGGATGTTAACTGCCATGTGTCACCTAAAAGGTAAAGACCATTCGGACGCGACCATTAGACCCAGGCAGACCAGCAGCGCCGCCTTCTACCGGATCGCCACCGTCGCCGCCACCGCCGCCAGTAAGGCTACCCACGCCAGCGATTGCGGCTGCACCTGTTTGCGTAAAAGGCGCTCCGCCGTTGCCGTTAGTGTTGGTCGTATTGCCGCCTGAAGCCGTGCCGCCAGCCCCTTGCTGGCTGCCGTAGATACCGATTCCACCGTAGCCTCCAAAGCCCCCCGTCGCAATCATCTCAGGCAGCGCATACGTCCCGGCATACGCCACAGATTGACCGCCTGCGCCGCCCACCGCGTCACCGAACGAGCCGCCATTACCAGCCGCACCGACAGTGTACAGGATGGTTTTACCCGCATCCGGGGCAGTTAGCACCAGTACCGTCTTAACGTAGGCGCCACCGCCACCACCACCGCCAGGATTCTCCTGCGGCTCATAGGCAAACTCGCCAAAGATGTTCGTGACCGTACCGTAACCGCCACCACCACCAGCGCCCCATACCTCGATGGTGACGCCTGTAGCACTTGCCGGAATCGTGACCGAGCCTTCTCCTGACGAGAAATCAAAGGCGCCGCCAGACCCTCCGGTCGTGCCTGCAATCGCTGCTGCTAGGGTAGCGCCGCCCATTAGGACAATCCCGCTCCGCTAATCAGCCACGAGGTCGAGCCAATCTTGACGCACGTCGCCATGCCGTTACGCGCCAGTGTACGGTTTCCAGTCGTTACGCTGTTGGCAAGGGTCAGCGTGTCCGTAATCGGCTCAATCGACAACGACGTGGCGTTGAGATTGATGATGATTACAACGGTGCCAACCGGAAAGTTGACTGAAGTATTAGCGGGGATAAAAAGTTTGATGCTTGTGCCGTTCATCACAACGGACTTGCCGCGATCCGAAAGCGCAAGAGTGTAGTTAGCCGTCTGGCTGTTCTGCGGGGCCTCTCGATAGCCTACGGCGTAGTTAGTGTTTGGCGAGCCGTTATCAGGAATCAGCGGCGTGCCAGTGAACGTAGGCGAGGCAATCGGAGCGTAGGTTGCCGCAGCAGCCGTAGTCGTCAGCGCATCCGTGATGCCATAACCAGCCACCGTCGTCGGGGTGCCGGTGATGGTAGCCCACGCCACCGACTCGGTAGAAATGTCATTGACGCCAGCAATATCGTCGTACTCGCCAATCTGCACGTCGTTAGCGTCGGTCAGCACGAAGCGATACGTCACGCCTTCCGACAACCACAGGTCTTCCGGCAAGCGGCCACCCGAGTCCAAGATGATCGGGTTGGTGTTTAGCGAAGTCCCCACTTCGGACGTGTAGGTGTTTTCAGGGGCAGCAGTGCCAGCCTGGTACGTGTAAATCTTGCCGCCCGACAACACTGAACCGTCGTCGGTGAAGAACTGCGCTCCGGCGCCAGCAAAGGCTGAAAGGTAGACGGTCATATATTCACCTGCGTCATAGTAAGGATGACCGAGGGGATGCCGGGATGAACGGCGGTTGCTGTCTCGGCCAAAAGTTGCACAGTAATTTCGTCAGTTGCCCACATCAACTGCAAGTAATCGCCGTTGGACATGGGTACAAATATGTTGGCAGCCACGAACACTTCGCCGTTGTTGCCTTGAATACGGACTTGAGATGCCGAATTAGGCACATTGACGCCGTTAACACGCGGCCACACGTAAAACAATCCCACGCCGCCAGCAGTCTTGTCCAACTGAATGGAAAACTGCATGTTGTAAATAGCCGGTCTACCCACCCTAATGCGGGTGTTATCTGTTGGATCAATATAAACGCCGTATTGGCTTGACGTGTTGTTAAACGTTATGGCGTAAGGAGTATTGGCTACGGCGGCAACTTGCGTTTGCGTTGAGAAAAACGAGCCGTAGTTAACAGTAAAGACTTTGGCGGCTACAACCTCGGCAAGCGGAGGTTGCTTTTGAATATCCTCAATCTCTTGTTGCAAAACCGCTATTTCATCTTCGGTGTTAGACGACAGCGATGGCGTCAGTTCAAGGTCAGCCAGCGTAGTAGACGTGGTGCCGCCACCCGTCAGTTGGTACTGATTGTTAAGGAAGCGGAACCATTCACGCGAAATAAGGCCTGTCCGCTCATCAAGGAACGGAACGCGCGGCGCAGGAATTTGCGTAATGTTCTGCGTCATGATCCGGTTGGACTCAGTGCCAGTTCGGCGCCCATAATGGCGACTTTAACAGGATCCGTACCGCTGATTTCGTACACACGATCGCGCAGCTTTACCGTCATGCCTAAGCGACGGAAGATGGCGCGAGTGCCATACTGACCGACGCGCCCCATCGAGGTCATGCGCTCGCCGTTCCAAGTGTGACCGCCGTCGTCTGACCAACGCAGCATCAACTGTGGGTCAGCGCCTTGCACAATCGGGCCGTCAAGGCCAATCCAGTAACCTTCCCAGTTCTGCACGCCGATCTGATTTAAGTCTTGCGTGCCGATCTCGTCATAGGCTTGTGTGCCAAGCGTGCCGATGACTTGCGAATACTCGCCCTGTTCGGTTTCAAGTATGTCGCCGTCTTCAGTGGCAAGCCAGCCGATAACGTCAAACGCGCTATATCCCGGCAAGCCAACGCCAGTCTCGCAGTCGATCTGCAGCGTGTGGTGCGCGGTGCGCTTAAGGTCGTTAGCACCAGGCGGCAGCGCGCGCCAGCGGCGCAGCCACTTTTGTACGTGCCCGTCGTCGGCGTATACATCCAAGTCGAACGCATACAACTTGCCGTTTTCGTAATCGCCAATAATTGGTTGGCCGTTGAATCGAGCATGGCTGTTACCGCGATGCCGCTTAAACTTGCCGTTACGGTACGCAGCACGCTCGTGCCACGCGCCTGTCGCGGCATCAAACACCCAAGTCGTATCGGCGTCGGTAAAGTTCAGCACATAAAACGTATGGCCGTCCTGCTGGTAGGTGTAGCCCACCGCGTCAGCCAAGTTTCTGTAACCCTGAATGGCAAACTCAACCGCATGGGTTGAGATACGCACTCCGGTGTAGCCGTCTGCTCGATAGACGATGCCCTGACCGCGAGGGTCTGCGCCTAGCCAAAAGACGGAGTTGTCCATCTTGGCGACCGAGTACGGCGCAATACAACCGATCTCGTTAAACGCGCCTTGGATGCGAGTAAGCGGGAACAGCGGGTCGCCCGAGTTGTACCAGACCTCGACTGAGTTTTCGCCAAACAACCACGCTTCGCGGTGGTCGATGATGAGCGACACCAATCCGTCCGGCGAACCTTCGGCGCTGGCAAAATCCAGCGGGTCAATCGACAGACCATCGAGCAGCTGCGTGACCCACACGCGCTGGCTATTCGGCTCGTTAAATACAAAATAACCGTCAAGGTAGCCGACCGTGACAGCGCCCGGAAAGTCCGGGTCAAGGATTTGCTGGAACTGATCCGTAGCGGTGTTGTAGATGTAGCCGTCAGGGTTAGCAGCAATAAAAATCTGCGTGCCGTTGTCGGCCATCGACACCGGGCCAGTGCCAGACACTAAGCCTATGTATGTCTGAACTTGGTTTTCCAGCAAGATAGTGCTGTCGTCTTCAAGCAGAACAAACCCTTCCGTTTCTAACGAAAGTTGGTTGATGCCCGCGAAGTTATACGCATGGTCTAACTTGTAGAACTCGTTACCCGAGACGACGTACAAGAAGCCAGCGTGTTCCCACAGCCCACGGATAGGGCCTGTGCCGACAACTGTTTGAAGCGCTATGCCGGGGCAACGCTGTAGGTACGCAGGTTCTTTTCCGCCTTCCGGCACAACTTCTGGATACAGGTTGACCATCCGGTTGTCGGCAGCATTGACCGACCGGATGACATACGTCGACCCTAGGATCGGCGTCTTCACTTAGAAGTTTCCGGTAAAGATGTTGAAGCGCGGACGATTCACCATCAGCGCCGCTGGCATTGCCATTACGTCGCCCGGATCGTTGATGCGCTTAAGGTTGCGCTTGCTGTACATCGCAATGCGCTGCACTTGCGGCGAAGGCTCAACACCAAACTCCGGTGCAATTTCGCACGCCAAGTTGTAGCGGAACGCGCGCAGGTAGCCTGGCGGGAACGTCAGGTCGGTATCCAGCGCGGCCGGCTGCGACAGCGGGCGCACGGACACAAAGTGGAACTCCAGCACGCGAGACGGTACTGGATATAAATACAGCTCGATGTTGGGGTACGTCGGGTTGTACCACAGGATTTGCGGGTAGGTAGACGTGACCGTCTTGACCGCAATATTGTTGTACTGCTGTTGGTTAATCATTTGGATGCCGTACGACACGTTGGTCGAGGCATCGCGGAAGTACGTGGCGTCGTCGAGCTTGATTGGGCGCTCGCCCACAAAGTCGCCGGTGGGGCCGAGCGTGCGCATACGGGTGCTCGGCGGCCAGTTGTACACTTGGTCGATTGTGGAAAAGACGGACAAACGCTCCGTGCTCCACGAATCAATCATCTGGTTGAGCGCCGTCAACGCGTCCTGGGACGTGGCGGCCGAAGGCACTTCACCCTCTGCCAACATTCCGATCAGACGTAACGCACCGTTGATCTGGTCGGCAGCGGTGGTAGCCATCAGTTACTCCTTGCGTCGGCGGCGAACTCGTAAAGCATTAGGTGCGTCGGAATCAACCGACGCCGGCATTTCTGCCGACGCCGGTGATTCTGAGTCATCAGAGCCGGATGGGTCAAATTCAACCCATCCGTGCTCCATATCTTCCCGCGCTTCAAGTTGCGAGATTGCGACTTTTTCCCCGTGACGGGGATGGCGAAGGAAGATGTTAGGCATGACTATTAGCCGATGCGGTAGCAAGTCCAGGCACCAACGCCCGTCTTACGCGCGCGCCAGTGAGACGAAGTTGCCGTCGCGGTGCCAACCGCACCCACAATCGTCCAACCCGTTCCCACCGCCAACGTGGCGGTATTCGCGCCCGTGTTGATGATGAAAAAGTCGAACGCCACGTCCGGCTTTTCAGCAGACGAAACGAACAACTCAAGGTCAGCGACCGTCGGCAGGGTCAGGCTAAGTGCTGCACCGTTGTAGGTGAACAGCCCGTTGCCCAACTGAGCCGGGGTGAGAGTTGCGGCGCCAGTCAGGGCCGTCGGAGCCGCCTGGACAAGCAGCAACGGCTCGCCAAGATTACCGTCACTATATTGATAGCCACCAGTGCCATTAGGAAAAGGCATGTTTTGATACTCCTAAATTAAATAATGCCATCGGTGATAACTCGATCCGGGCGGCTTAGGAGGACACGATAGACCTCGCTTGCCGTCGGTGTGATCGAGCCACCGGTGAAGTTGCCGAAAGTGATCGCCAACGTGTTTGCTGCCGAGACACGGAATCCAACAATACCGAGGCCCGCTTGGGCGCTCGGCTTGTTGACAACTACGTGATCTCCAGCCTCCAAACCGTTCACGGTAAACGTCTGCTCGGCAGACGTATTAGCGGAAACGGCAGCAGGCGACAGCGTGACGCTGATGACCGACTGCTTGGGGAGATTGCCGAGTACGTAACTCATGGCATTAACCCCAAAGTCGCACGGCCATCTGCGGGCGAATCACGTTGTAACCGTAGAGAACGTCGATACGGCACGGCATACGGTCGTTGTTGATGTCGTACTGACGGACAACGCGCATGGAGATACCGTTGTGAACCTGACGCGAGGCCATGTCGACACCCTGCGGCATGAGCAAGTCAGCCGTGGCGAAGGCAATAGCGTCGCGGTGGTACACGAGGTTCTGCGGGTACTGAGTCGAAGCGCCACCCAAGAAGGTGATCGTGTCGCCAGCCTGCGGGAACGACGAAACGGTCGCCAAGGCGTGAGCCGAGGTGTAGATCGCCGGGGAGATTTTTACGGTCGCATAAGCACCAGCCACAGCCGCCACGTCTTCCGTGCAGACGAACTGCTGGAGCGAGCCAGTCGATTCGCGGGTCTGCGGGTTGACCGCAAACACGCCGTTGATCGTGAACACGTCGCCCTTCTTGATCGTCTGCGTGCCAGTGCCGGTGATGGCAATGGTCGAGGCGCCTTGAGTGGAAACCGTGGTCGTGACCGAATGAGCGCCCGTGCGGGTGCCAGTCGTGAACTGCTTGATCGACTGCGACATGTTGAGCTCGTCGAACCCAAGGATGCCTTCGCCAAACATGCCGTTCTTGAACTGCGCCGAGATGGTGCTGACCGGGTTGAACAAGCCCTTCATGCCCTCGATGAGCGCGGCGTTGGCAGCCGGGTTCACGGTGACATAGCGCGGCGACATCACAGCGGCGGCTTCGTTCAACTTCTGCTGGGCAGCGAGAAGAACCGAGGTCGTGCTGGGGGTCGTGCCGGGGGTGCCGACCGACTGGTAAACGCCGCTAAACGAGTTAGCAACGTCCGCGTCGATGCTGGCAGCCAACTGGCTGATACGCGGCTTGAGCACGCGCTCGGCAAAGTCGTCCAACTGCATCGTCATTTCGGCAGTCGTGAAGTTGACAGCAATGTGCTTCTGCGAAGCAACCGTCAACGTGGTGAACTGCTCGTTGTCGTCCTGCACCTGCAGGGCGGCACCGTCAGTTACAAGGGCGCGATCCGGCAGACGGATACGCAGCGTGGTGCCGATCTTGGCGCCTTCGACGGCGTAGCTGTTGTCGTACTGGCGGTTCACATTACGGGTCAGCACGAGATTGTTTTCAAGAATCTCCAACGCTTTCCGCGTAATCATGTCAATAGTAAGAAGTGTATTAGCCACTGAAGTGTCTCCGAAAAATTGTTAGCGGTTACGACGCGCTTCCCACTGCTTGATCTGCCGTTGGCGTTCGCGTTCGATCCACTCTGACGTACTCATGGCCGATACCGACCGTGGATCCGTCGTTTCGTAGCTCGATCCGCTCGTGCCTTTGGCCGATACCGGCTTAATGGGCGGGGGCGCGCTGGATGTCTTTTTGACCGGAATGGGACTGTCGGCCAACTTGGCCTCGATCTTTCCGATCTCCTTGGCTTGCAGGTAAGGACTCATGCGGGAAATACGGTCAGCCTCGCGGGGATTGGAACCGAGATAGTAAGCAATATCGGGCCCAACATCCGAAGCCTGAATCGTCTGAGCCATCACGGTCGTAATGGGCAGCGAGTTGTTATACGCGACTTGCTCGAAGTCTTCGTATTTGTCCCGCGCTGCTTCTTCGCGATCGTGATAAGCCTCACGAATAGCCTGCATTTCTCGCTCTGCTTCGCGTTTAGCTAGAAGCTCCGTTGCCTTACGCTCGGCCAAGGCCTCTGCGTACGCGTCCGGGTCTTCCATCTTGCTAGGCAGCTCTGCAGGTGCAGACGTTGCCGGCTGCGCCCTCAATGCTTGCTCTCGTTCCCACTTGCGCCGCTCACGGGCAAGTCTTTTGCCAACCATCGCGTCCAGCTCTTCTTGAGAGAACGATTTGGCTGGCTTTTCTTCCGGCGACGCCTCAGTTGGCGTTTCTACAGGTTCCGGGGCCGCCGTAGCTTCCGGTTCCGGCGCGGGGTTAGCCGCTACAACTTCGGAAAGTTGATTTTCGTCAGACATGTTGATTCCTATGGAATCCCTGGTGAACCGCACCAGTACGGGTTAACAATACTGTATGGCCTAACAGGGCGCAACAATTATGAAGTGGTCATATAAACGCCACTGATGTACAGCGTTTTGCCGGACAGCGTAGCGTTGGTTGTGGGGGTAAACGACCCGACCGGGAACAAGTTGATTCCGGTCGAGATGACATAGCCTTGTATCGCAGAGCCAACATTGGTCATTAACGTTACCGGGGACTCTTCGACGTTAACAAACGGCGGCCGAGAAATAATCGCCGCGTTTGTATCCGCCGTAACAGGGTATGCCACCGTCATCGAAAACGTCACTAGGCGTCCAACCTTAGTGTAACGCCCCAAGGCCGACGTAAACGTCAGCCCTGCGCCAGACTGGTCGGTCGGCGTGAGGGCGCCTTCCTCGTAATCGTCAAGGACGTTCGGCAGGTTGTTTGGAATCTGGGTAGCCGGGAACGTAATCGCCGGAGTTGCCACGCCAAGGTCAAACTTAGCCGGAGAGTCATACTGCAACCCAGTGGCGTCACCACCTGCGCCAACCGTGGCGTAGTTACCATAACTATCCACAAAGTTCGCAACAGAATTACCGCCGACAATAATCGGCGATTGCAGCGACACCATGACGTTCTTAGAAAAGTTGCAGACTTTTCGGATGCTATCCGAGAAGTTAATTAACCCGGAAGGAATTGTTGAATACGTGTGGAACAGGCAATTATCCACAGTTAGGACTTCAGCAAAAATGCTGTTAGCGTCTGTGCGCGTCCAGATAACCGCCTTGCCAGCGTCCGTCGTGCCTTGTGCGTCCTCAAACCAACAGCCTTCAAAGCGCGGGAACAAAATGCCTGAGAGCAGCACAACCGTCAGCGTCGGGTCAAGGAACTCGAAGATGCAGTCGCGGAATACCAACTCGTAGCCAGTCTGGAACTCTACGTTTGACTGCGGAGCGCCGCCGCCCTTAAACCAACACTGCTCAATGACGTTGATGTTGGTCAGATTAACCGGCGCAGTGCCGATAGACTCGATGGCCTTCATGGCATTTCCAGAGCCAGAGCCAAACACGCCAAACGTGCAGCGGTAGACGTGCGATCCAATCAACACGCCCTTAATTCCAGCGGCAAGGCGACCGTAAAAGTCGCAGTCCGCAATTAACAGGTGCGACAGGTACACGCCAGAGGGCGAGTAGATAGCCCATCGAGTAGCAGCAGCGTTATCCGAATCAAACGTCAGGTTTTGGATAATGCCGTTTTCAGCGGTAAAAGCGGTGGCAACTTGGAAGTAGCCTTGGATTGTGCCGCCCGACCCCATGATGATGGACTTGCCCTTGACGCCAGAAATTTCAAAGTTGTTCTGCGACAAGATAATCGGCGAAGTGATCTTGTAGGTGCCAGCAGGGAAGAACACCGACTTGTTAGCCGTGATCGCAGCCTGGATAGCAGCGGTGTCATCGGCTGATCCATCGCCAACCGCGCCATAAGACTTCACGCTGACAACAGGCGCAATAGCCGATACCGGCGTCTTCTTGGTTACGCCGCCCTGCACAATCGGCGCAAGTTCAGCGCCAGAAAGCGGGATCGACGAATTCGTCAGTTGTGAAATCTTAATCGTAGTCATGTCTTACTCCGTTACCCACGGCAAAGCGACGGGAACTGGCTCCGGCTGCGGGTGCTTGGCATCTTCTTCTGCCTTGGCAGCGCGGGCTTCCATATCCGTCTTGGAAATTCTAGCCCACACCCAACCCAGCACAACGTCTTCAGTCAGTCCGTCAAACGGAATAAAGTTGCCAGTAGGCAACAGCAGTTCCGTTACGGCATCAAGCAAGCCGAGTTCCCAATGCACCAAATACACCACGTTGTCTTTGCCATCGAGGTGCGGATAGGCGGTCAGGCTTCTGACTTTCCATTCAGCCATGGCTTACTCCTTGGAAGCGACAACCCAATTACCGGCAGCCTCATCCCATGAGTACATCTTCGGCGGTTCGCCCGTGCCAGCGTCAGACGGCAGCGGAACCGGAGCCTGCCAGTTGCAGTCGGCGTCCAGCACCCACGACGGGTACGGCTGCGGCGGGATGAACGCATCCAGCGCGGCATCGTACTTATAGCCGATACCAGCGTAGTGCTTGCGGATGTTGCCGTTGTAACTGGTTTGCTTCCAGTTACCGCCGAGCAACTTCTGGCAGAACGCCACACCGATGCTTTCCATTTCGTTGCCGTTGGCGTCAGCGGTGTCCTTATTGGCAACCACGATGACGCGCTGCACAACGCCGTTTGAATCAATCTCTGCAAAATGAGCCATGTCTTACTCCTTCAGATGCAACGCGGTCAGGCTGCTTTCGTCACCAACGTAGCCGACCGGAAAAGTGTTAAACGCCAAAGATACGCGATCCTCGCCCTGCACGGTTTCCACCATGTGCGTCAGGCTAGACGGAAACAGCATCAAGTCACCTGCGCCTACCTCAAACCACCACGAGTCGCTGTTGTACACGTTGTAGTTGTCGGTCGGCAGTTTGACCTGCTGGTATCCGTCTTTGTAGAAATAAATCTTGTCACGCTCGCGGGCAGCCTTGAGGTACAGCACACCGGACACGAACGAGTTGGGATGCGCGTGTTTGTGGTGGTACTGGCCGGGCTTGGTGTAGTTTAGCCACGATTGCGTCAGGCGCAGCGATAAGTCGTGCTTTGGCGTGTAAATAGAAAGCAAATACTCGTTAACGCTGGCCTCGGCAAACGCTTTGAGGTTCGCCATCGTGTCGTGCCGCAACACATAGCGGTCATCGCTTGTGGTGTTACCCATGTTGCTGTGCATCGGCTGCTCGTCTACAAACGCCAGTTCCTCGGCGGTGTAGTCCCGTCCGAGTTCAAACTTGGCAACAGCCGTGGGGAAAAGGTTGTATGTGATCACGCAACCGCCTGTTCAATTTGGCTGACGTAATCATCAAACGCCTTCTGCTGCTCGGGCAACAGGATCGTCGGCACGGCGTCCTCAAGTTCTTTGATCTTCTCCACCGTAAACATAATCTCGTCCCACGACGGTTTCGGGCGTGGGTCTTCCCAGCGAGTGATCTCGCGGTTGCTGATTTCCCACTTTGCACCGGGACGCAGCAAGTGCATCGCGGTATCAATGCCCATCAGTTGATATGTTTTCATGTGAAGTTGACCTTGAGAATTACTATGCCGGAGCCGCCAGCGCCGCCTGCTGCTGCCCATACAGCGCCGCCACTAGTTGCGCCACCACCACCACCGCCTGTGTTAGTGGAACCAGCAACACCAGCGTTGTTTGGCGAACTCCCGCCGCCATTGCCGCCACCACCGGAACCGCCTGTGCTATTTCCAGACCCATAATCTTTATTGCGGCCACCACCACCGCCGCCGGCATAGGTAACGCTGCTACCAGAAATAGACGAAGCGGTTCCAGCGCCGCCATTTCCGGCATTACCCGGTAATGCGCCATTTCCTCCAACAGCGCCAGCACCGCCGCCACCGCCACTTGCGGTCCAATTTACGTTATCAGATGCGCCGGCCCCGCCATTGCTGCCTTGCGAAGGTGATGTAGACGGCGTATTGCCAGCGCCACCAGCATAAGTACCATTTGGATAACCGTAGCCACCGCCACCAGAACCACCAGAGCCGCCGGTATTGATGTCGCTACTTGCTCCGCGACCGCCACCTGTGCTGGTAATGGTGCTAAATACGGAGTCGCTGCCTTTGGCACCTGCATTGGCTCCGCTTGCGCCTGCGCTTCCACCAGCACCAACAGTAATCGTGTACTCGGTTCCAGCGGTAATGCTCAATGCGGTTCCGGTGCGAAAGCCACCTGCTCCGCCTCCGCCACCGCCACCGCTAGTCGTAGCGCCACCCGCGCCACCACCACCACCCGCTACAACGAGGTAGTCAACGCTCACCGCGCCAGCAGGGGCAGTCCACTTCTGCGATGACTTGAAGGTGAAGATCGATGCAGAGCCGATGTTGTATTTGATCAGGACGATGCCGGAGCCGCCTGCGGAGCCAGCGGTGTTGTATCCACCACCACCGCCGCCTCCTGTGTTGGCTGATCCAGCGGCAACCCCAGAACCACCCGGAAAAACGCCGCCTTGCCCGCCACCACCAGAACCGCCAATGCCGCGAGTTGTGCCGCCACTACCGCCGCCACCACCGGCATACGTTACGCTGCTACCAGAAACACTAGACGCAGTGCCATTACCGCCATTGCCGCCGGTATTTAATGCGCCGTTCCCGCCGGTAGCAGACGCTCCGCCGCCACCGCCGCCAGAACTTCCCGAATTTGAAGCATCCCCGGTTCCGCCGTTGCCTCCTTGTGAGGGCGAAGTTGATGGAGTATTTCCAGAACCACCATTTCCAGCAGTAAATGGGCTAGTAGAACGAGTGCCGCCGCCACCACCAGAGCCGCCGTTATTTCCGTTTGAATCTGTATTGCTAACAGCGCCGCCGCCACCGCCACCGGTTGAGGTAATGGTGCTAAATATGGAATCGTTGCCATTACCGCCTTTAGTGCTGCCTGTACTTGCTGCGCCACCACCGCCTACAGTTACGGTGTAGTCGGTTCCTGCCGTTACGGATAAGCCCGTGCCGGTGCGGAAACCACCTGCGCCACCGCCACCAAAACCACCGCCACCCGCGCCACCCGCAACAACGAGATACTCAACCTCGCTGACGCCGCTCGGGGCAGTCCATGTGCCGGTAGAGGTGAACGTGGCTACGACAGACTGTACGGGTACGGTGTACTTGAGGATGACGATGCCAGAGCCGCCTGCGCCACCTGTAAACACGGTTGGCGAAGAAAATCCGCTACCACCGCCGCCGCCTCCTGTATTGGCAGTTGCAGCCACGCCATTTGTGTTGCTCTTTCCTGCGCCGCCGCCGCCAGAACCACCAGCACCACCACCACTAGCGCCGCCGTCTTGACCACCGCCGCCACCGCCTCCAGCGTACGTTACGGATGATCCAGAGATAGTTGACGCAGTTCCAGCGCCGCCAGCGCCACCAACTGTTGATGATCCAGTATTTCCAACAGCAGATGCGCCACCACCGCCACCGCCGCCAAAGTTTGGAGTAGCGCCGTTTCCGGTTCCACCGTTTGAGCCTTGTGATGGAGAAACACTTGGAGTGTTCCCGGTTCCTCCGGTGCCACCGGGATACGGGGGAGAAGGGCCGCCAGCCGTATACGATCCACCGCCGCCAGAACCACCATTTGCGCCAGACGAATTAGGTGCGCTGTTGTACGAACCGCCACCACCACCGGCTGTTGCGGTAATTGTGCTAAAAACTGAATCATTGCCATTTGACCCACGAACATTAACTGTTCCAGAGCCATTTCCGCCGCCGCCGACAGTAATTGAATAATTTGTGCCAGCAGTTACGGACAATCCGGTGCCGGTTCTAAATCCACCGGCTCCGCCACCACCGCCAAGTGCGCCACCACCGCCGCCACCAGCGACGACAAGGTATTCCACCTGCGTCACGCCAGTCGGCGCAGTCCAGTCACCGGATGCGGTGAAGATTTTGTATTCGGTAAATGCTCCGCCGCCGACCTTCACGGCGAGCAGCAAACTCATAATGCCGCTCATGGCTTAACTCACGTTGCCGTTGATAACGCAGACCGTACCAGAGAGGAACAGTATCGTCGCCACACCTCGTGTTGCCAAAGTCACCGTTGCCTTATCCGCATCCGTACCAGCGATATACGCTGTCGTAATCGTGCAGGTAATCGTGATGTTGCCGGATGTGTTGTTGAAGATCGACACCACATCGCCAGCGGCAAACGTTGCATCAGGAATGGTGATGGAACCCGACGCACCGACTTCGATGAACTTACCCACATCGCCAACGGCGAGGCTGTAAGAGGTCGTTTTGGCCGATCCAGACTGCGGGACGTTGCGGAATCCGACCGTCATCGTCTCGTCAGGGATCGTCACCGTTCGGTTAGCCGTCAGCGTAGTCGGCGTCAGCGTGACCGCATACGAACTCGTACCGCCTGCGCGACCAGCGATAACCACCGCGTCCTGCGTCGAGGCAGCCTCAGAGCGAATCGCATTGGCAGCACGGAACGTCTGGGCGGCAGTAAAACTGCCTGCAACCGAGAACGTCTGAGCCGCGCTCCAGGTATTTGCCGTGCTGGTCGTCAGCGTCAGCAAATTAGTATTGGTGAGTTTGAAGTTAGCCCCACCGCGAGCGATCACTAACTCATCACCCGGTTGTGCCGGTGCGCCTGAAGCCAGTGCGCTTATCTTGGTATCAGCCATGATTTACTCCAATTCTATTTTGCTGTTGTCTTCGAGCAGCACGAACGAGTCGTCTTCCAATAAAAGATAACTAGCCGCAGGTGGTGCGGCTCCCGCTGGCGGAACCCCTAATGCAATAATCGACCCTAGCCCGATGGCTATGCCGTTTGCAGGGGATATGCCGTAAAAAACTGTCATTAGGTGCCGCTAATAGGCTTGGCGTACACGTTGCCACCCGAGGCAACCTGGATAGCCGATACGCGCCACGGGCCGCCAGTACCCTTCGGCACAGCGAACGGCACAGGGACGTTTGCCGGGATCGGGGTGCTGCTGGTGGTCGCCGTAACGCCATTACCAATCGCAATATACGCGGCAGTCGTAGTCCACACCAACAGGGCTTCTACGCCCGCATCCCACGTACCCGTAGACCCGGCAGTACCCGTGTAGGAGGCAGTCTTGGCCGGGAACAGACTGTCATCAAGTGGGTTAAGTAATTGCATTGTCTATACCTCAAGCCAAAAACTTCAATTTGTAGATAGTGGACAGGTACAACTCGAAGATCGCGTCCAGCAGGTTTTGCAGGGTAGCGTCGTCTTTAGAAACGACTTTATACCGCATTTCCTC